AAATAAACATATTGATGAAAATATACTCATTGAAAAAATAAAACCATTATTAATAAATTATTTAAAAACAAATTATAAAGATCCATCTGAAATTATTGAAAAAATAAGTAAAAATTTAAAGATTGAAAAAGATATTATAAACTCGCTATTTAATAAACATAAAATCAATAAATTATTATCTGTAAAATTAGATAATCAAAAATTAAAAGATAAAATAAATGAATTTAAAAATAACCTGAAAAATATTGATGAATATGTTAATTTACAATATCAAAATTAATAGAAAGGGATAAAAATGATATCGAGTCAATTATTAGAAAATTAAATTAAGTAAAGAAAGGAGAAAACATGAACTATATTGATACGATAACCAAAAGATTTGAATTTGAATATGGTCATTATATTCCAAATCATCCAGGAAAATGTATTAACCTTCATGGTCATACAGGTAAATTAGAAATTACTGTTAGAGGTGTTATTAATGGATATACGGGAATGATAATGGATTTTAGTGATTTAAAGAAAATTGTGAATGAAGAAATAATTGAAAAATTAGATCATAATTTTTTAAATGATATGTTTGATTTACCTACAGCTGAAAATATAGGTAATTGGATTTGGGATAAATTAGAAGAAAAAGGTTTGAATATATATAGATTGAGATTATGGGAAACATCAGATTCATATTTTGAAAGGGTAAGTATTTATTAATGATTTATAGAAATACTGGTATCTTTATTCCTAGAAAATATAAGAATGAAAAATTTTATGATAACATAAAAAATAATCTTACTAGACTTACAAAATCATATCAAAATTCTCCAGTTGTCGAACTTAAATTTTATATTGAAGATGATAATTATTTATTAATTCCTAGATATTTTCCCTTAGAAGATTATTGTGATTTAAAAATAACTGATAAACTACCACCGGGTAAAGATATAAATATTTCAACGAAGATTGAATTAAGAGATAATTTACAAAAATCAGTTGTTGATTTTATTAATTCAAATAATAAAGGAATTATTCAAGCCCCTCCCGGTAGTGGTAAAACTGTAATGTCAATTAAAACAATATGTGATAAGAAAAAGAAAACTCTTATTCTTGTTCATAGAGATTCTTTAGTCGAACAATGGATTGAAAGATTTTTACAATTTACAGATATTCAAAAATCATCAATAAGTCGCCTGAAATCGTCTACAGTTGAAGATAATTTTAAAAGTGATATAGTGGTAACAACCAATCAAACTTTTGTATCCCTTTTGAATAAGGATAGAATAAGACTATTAAAATTAATTAATGAATCCGATTTTGGAGTTTTGATTGCAGATGAAATTCATACAACAGTTGGTGCTCCAACATTTTCTTTATGTTCAATACATATTCCTTGTAAAGAAACATATGGGTTGAGTGCAACACCATATAGAAATGATGGAACATCTGATATTATAAATTATCATTTAGGAGATATTTTTGTTCCAAATGAAGAAGCATCTGTGATGAAAGCAAATGTTACAGTTATAATGTTTAGTTTTAAAATTCTTAAAGATCGAAAAAGATATTTATTTTGGGGTGGTAGTTTTCAGAGAGCAAGATATCTTAATATGTTAAGAAAATCTAAACCTTTAGAAATATTATCTAAAAACCTTCTTGAAAAATTTATTAAAGATGACCGCAAGATAATTTTTGTTTCTGAAAGAATAAATTTTATAAACCAGTTATATGATTCTATTCTATCAGATGATAAGTCTAAGTTTATTTCAAATACAGGAAACGAAGCCTTGGAAAAACAAGTAACATTTGCCACACCTGGAAAAATAAGAGATGGTGTAGATGCGGCATCTAAAGATTGTTTGATATTAACAAGTCCTATTTCAAATATAGAGCAAATGACTGGAAGAATTTTAAGGATCAAGGAAGGTAAAGCGACCCCTATTGTTGTTGATATGGTAGATATTGATGTTAGGCATATATCAAGAACATTGTTTTCTCGTTTAGATTATTATAAAAATAAAAAATGGAATATTAATTTTTTATATATTGATGATAATTTAGAAAAACATATTTTAACATATGAAGAAGCGATGAGAAAAATTATTTAAGGAGAATAATTTGAAAATAGCGATAACCGCGGATATACATTTATCAAATTTTAATCAAGATCCAATTGATAAAGAAAGTGGTTTAAGAGAAAGACTATCAAGTCTAAATAATTCATTGAGATATATGTTTGATTATTGTATTTCTCATGAAATAAATAAGATAATTATTGCAGGTGATTTATTTCATAATAAAGGTTTAATTTATACAGTTTCTCAAAATATGTTTATTAAGATTTTAAATGATTATAAAGATAAAGTCTGTGTTAAATTAGTAACGGGAAATCATGATCTTTCCTCAAAAACTGAAGATGGAGAATCCTCATTATTAGCATTATCATATCATCCAAATCTAACATATTTTTCATCACCTTATTATGATGAGAAAAATAGTATTTTTTATGCCCCATATAATTCAAATATGATAAATTCAATTAAAGAAAATTCTGCAAATATTTTAATTTCACATTTTGGCTTAAATGAAGGTATATTAAATAACGGAACATCAATTATAGCTGATATTTCTCTAAGAGATTTAACCAATAAATATAAAGTTGTTATTTTAGGTCATTATCATAAACCACAAGAAATAATAAATGATAATATAAAATTTTATTATACAGGTTCACCTATTCAATTAAATTGGGGCGAATCTGGAGAAGAAAAAAGATTTTTAATTTTAGATACAGAAACTTTAGATGTTGAAAGTATTTTATTTGAAGGTTATAAAAAATATATTAAATTAGAGTTAAATAAAGATAATTATAAAGATATTAGCAAAGAAATTCAGAAAATAAAAGAATCTGGTGATTATATTAAAGTTATTAAAAAAGATGATATTAATTTAACAGAAGATTTAGATGTACCTATAGTTGATAGATCTGAAAAAGATATAACAAATCGTGGAATTAATTCTTCAATGGATATTGAAAGCAAATTAACTAAATATTTGGAAATTAAAAATGTTCAAAAAGAAGATTTTGAATATATTAAAACTATAGGAATGGAGTTAGTAAGAGGAGAATAGATTTGAAAAAAATTAAATTCAAAAAAGTTATAATGCAAAATTTTATGGGTTATACTGATTTATTTGAATATGATATTGTGGATGGTCTTACTTTAATAACGGGTCCAAATGGGAAAGGAAAAACTTCAATTTTTGAATGTATATGTTATTGTTTATATGGAGTTAATTCAAAAGGTGTTGGTGGTGATGATATAATTAATACTGAAATAGGTAAAAATTGTTTCACACAGTTATATTTTGATATTATTGAAGATGAAAATATTGATGAATATAATATAAGTAGATATAGAAATTATAAAAATAAAGGTACAACTGCTATTTTAGAAGGTCCCATTAAAGCTACCGGGTTAACAGAAGTTAAAAATAAAATAGAATCAATTGTGTTACCTTATAAATTATTTACAAATAGTATTTTCTTCGCTCAGGATATAAATGATTTCTTTACAAAATTACCTGACACTCAGAAGAAAGAAATATTTAGAAAAGTTTTATCTTTGGATGAATTTACGGATTATTTAAAAAATTGTAATGAAAAAGAGAAAATAGAATTAGAAAATATAAATAAGATTGATAATCTTATTATATTAAAACAATCATTAATTAAAGATAAAGAAGAATACCTGAAAAAATTAGAAAATGATAAAATAAATTTTAATAATAATAAGAATGATAGAATTAATAATATTAAATCTCAAATCAAAGAATTAGAAATTAAAAAACATGAAACACAATATAAAATTTCAAGATCTACATTTTTAGAAAATAGAAAATTGGATATTATTAATTCAGATATTAATGTTTGCCAAAATGAGTTAAATAATATAGATGAAAAAATAAATTCTGAAAAAAGTAGAATATTATCAGAAAGAGAATTAAAAGTTGAAAAGATTAAAAATAATTATAAAGATTTAACTTCAAAAGGTGATAGTGAATTAGAAGAATTAATATCTAATGAAAAAGAAAAGGTAAATAAAGAACTTAATGAATTTAATGAGAAAATAAATGTTTTAGATATAAAAATTATGCAAATTAATACTGAAAAAACATATTTATTTAAAGATATTGAATCTAATGAAAAAGAAATAAATAAAATTAATAATTCATTAAATTTAGATGTTTCATTATGTCCAGTTTGTCATAGAGAATTAAATGATACTGTCAAAAATGAATTAAAATTAGAAATTAATAATTATAAAAATATAATTGGTGAAATTAAAAGAAAATTAATCAATTTAGATAATCAATTAAATGAAATTGAAAAAGAAAAAACACAGTTACAATTAACAAATAATAATTATATAACTAATTATGAAGGAAAAATAGACAAAATTAGAAGAGAACATAAAATAATATCACAATCTTTAGTTGAAAAATGTAATGAAGAAATATCTGAAGTTAATGATAAATCTAAAATTGAATTTTCAAAAGTTTTAGAAAAATTTAACCAAATTAAATCAGATTTACAAAATAAAAAAATAGAATTAAGTAAAGAAAAGAATCTAGCAGAAGAATTATTAAAATTATTTGACGAAATAAAGACTTTTGATGATAAAATTAAAGAATATGAATTTCAGATAAAATTGATAAATGAACAAACATTTGATAATTCTTTATTTGATAAAATTAAAAATGAAATATTAGAAATATTAGAAGAATTAGAAACAATTTCTGAAGATAAGAAATTTTGTATGAAAAGATTAAACGCTATAAGATTCTGGAAACAGGGTTTTTCAACTTCAGGAATACCAAGTATGTTAATTGATGAAGCAATTCCATTTATGAATAGTCGAATTTTAGATTATTTAGATTTAATTTCTAATGGAAGATATATTGTAAGTTTTGATACATTAAGTGAGACAAAATCTGGAGAAATAAGAGATAAAATTTCTATTAGATTTTTAGATACAGTTACTAAAAATAATCACAATTCTACAATGTCAAAGGGTCAAAGAAGAATTGTTGATATTAGCACTATTTTAACATTAACTGATCTTCAAGTTTTAATGCATAATGTTGAGTTTAATCTTTTTATATTTGATGAAATATTTGATTCATTAGATGAAGAAAATACAGAAAATGTTGCTAGATTATTAAATAAATTAGCAGAAAGTAAAAGTATTAATTTAATAAGTCATACCCATATTAATCAAATTAATCCGGATAGAATTTTAGATCTAACTGATGGATCTTTAACAACAGTTAATCCAAATTAAAAAGGAGAATATAATGAGAGAAATTAAAGTTATTGTCATAGCACCATTTTCTTACATTATTGGAGAAGTAACCAAAGAATGTGAAGAATTTATAGAATTTTCCAAACCTATTTTGATGACTCCTGTTATGACTCAAGGTGGAAATTTTCAATTAGCACCAACACCTATTATGACTCCAAAAGATGATATTGTGAAAATAAATAAAAATAAAATATTAATTTTTCCTTTTATACCACCAGATGATCTTTATAAAGAATATGTTAAAATGACAAGTTCAATTCAATTAATGTAAGTGAAGGAGAAATAATTTGAAAGATACAATTCAAATTGTTAATTTTCTTTTAACTAGAAGGTGTAACCTTCAGTGTTCTTATTGTGGAATTGCAAGAAATACAAATAATCGTTTGAAGCATTTTTATGAAAATGAAGTAAATACTGAAAGAGTAATAAAATTTCTTGAAAAATTAAAAAAACATAATCCAAATTCTTTTGTAATATGGTATGGTGGTGAACCTTTGTTAAGAAATGATTTAGCTGAAATTATTAGATATTGTAATTTTAATGATATTAATTATACTATAATTACAAATAATACAGATATAATTCAAAAAAGAATTAAAAAACTTATTTATGATGTTGGTTACCTTCAGGGTTTAACATCATCTGTAGATCCTTATATTTTACTTAATAAAAAAGATGATATTACTATTAAAAGTAATAAAGGTTTACTTGGTTTAATAAAATTTAAAAAATATGTAAAAGATTTAGTTGCTGAAATAACTGTTGATAAAAATACAATTAATAATTTATATAATTTAGTAAAAATTTTAACAGATAATGATATATCAAGTAGTATTACATTTCTTGATATTGCAAAATCAGAATATTATGATTTTTCAAATGTTAAATCTAGTGAAAATTTAGTTTATCCAACAGAAGAATTAAAAGAAATTCTAAAAAGAATTTTAGATGAAAATTTAAATGTTCATATGAAAGATTTGATTTATAATAAAATTTATGATATATTACCATCTAATTTAAAATGTTATGAAGATAATAAAAATATTCATAATTTAACAGTTGATGCAGATGGTTCGATTAGATGTTGTTTAAGAATACAAGGTTCATATTGTCCGACATATAATACAATAGAAAATGTTTTCGATGAAAATTATAATGTATCTGAATTATATAAAATGAATTTTGAAAATGATTATAAATATTATTGTAAAGGATGTAATTGGACTTGTATGTTGTTTTCGGATCTCTTATCTAGGGATGATTCAAAATTAGATGATTTATTACATTCTGAAAAACGTTCTTGATATTTTCTATATATATTAATTATTGAAAAATAAAAAGAAGGGAGGTGATTTGTATTGCTAGATAAAAAGATTAAAACTACATTTAAATTATTTAGAATGATTAGAAGATCTAAAAAATGTATTATATTTTTTATTAAGAAAGATGGAAGTAAAAGAGTAATGGACTGTATTTTAGATTTTAAAAGAATTCCAAAAGAAATGCATCCTAAAAAATTAAATATTAGAGGAATTATAAAAGATATTAAGAATGATCGAATAAGAGTTTATGATATTGAAAATAATGGTTGGAGATTAATTTTAACAAATAATGCATATAAAGCAATTATTGATAACATTGAATATAAAATTGAAATAAAATAGATTTTAATAATTTTTTAAAAAAAAGTTCTTTACAAAAACTATTAATTAACATCCTGATATTATTAAAATAAGATAAAAACACGAGGAATTTATTTTGAGTGATTTCTTATCCAAAAACATTTTTGAAGAAAAGTATAGGACCACATTATCACAAAGAATATTATCCGTTTTTATTATTAATCTTCTTAAATTAGTAAAAGGATTGAATAAAGATATTTGTGAATTAACAGATTCTGAATTAATTAAAATTATTGAGAAACATGAAAAAATAAATCCTAAAGATTAAATGATAAAATTTAGGCAAATCATTATTGAAAGGTTAATTGATAATTCAGATAAAAAAGATCTAAGTTTAAGACATGAAAATTATATTATTGATAATGACTTATTAGAAAAAATAAGATTGAAAAATATACAAATCAAAAGACTAGAAAATATAATAAAAGGTAAGAATCAAGAAATTGAAAGATTAAAATCATTAAGATATTAAAGTCAAGAAAAGGAGGAGGTATTATATAATACCTCCTCCTTATAAAATATTGTTTTTATTTTTTATTAAGGATATAATAAGAAAAATCTTACATAGGAGATATGAATGCCGAAACTGATAAATAGGGAATTTATAAAGATAATTAAAGAAGTTAAAACATCAAAAATTTTAGATAAAAAAAATTTTCATAAAGATGGTCTTTTTTCAGAACAGATTTTTGGTCCATTAAAAAATTATATTTGTCAATGTGGAATTTATTGGGGTCCTTCTAATTCAAATAAAAAATGTCCTGTTTGTCATGTTGATATTACATCTAATCGTGAAAGAAGAAAAAGATTTGCAAAAATTATTTTACCTATTCCTGTTGTAAATCCTATTTTTTATGATTTATTAGTTTCATTAGGAAAAAGTGAAATAAAAAAGCCATTAGAATTGTTAATTAAAAATGAAAAATCATCATTATATGTTGACGAAGAAAATAATCATTTTGTAGTTGAAGAAAATGACGAAAAATGGCCTCCAGAAAAATTTAAAAAATATGAAAAATCAGAGGCTATTATAAAATTAGTAACATGGTTATCAGAAGAATTAATAGATATTCCTGATTGGAAATATATTAATGATCATATAGATAGTTTAATGATCAATGAAGTTTTAGTTTTACCTCCTGATTTAAGACCAACATCAAAAATTCGTTCTAAAAACGATCAAATGAAATCTGATGAAATAAATAGTTATTATACACACCTTTTAAATCATAAAGCAACAATCGAAGAAACAAATATAGATATTCTTAATAAAAAAGAAATATATTATATGTATTTTAAACAATTACAAAAATTAGTTAATACATTATATGAATTTATTTTGGATAAATTATCTAAAAAAGAGGGTTTGATTCGTGGAAATATATTAGGTAAAAGGATAGATTTTTCAGGAAGAGCTATAATTACACCTGATCCTGTAATAGATATCGACGAATGTTCATTACCTTATGTAATGATTTTAGAATTATATAAATTACAAATTTCAAAAAAATTAATAGATTATGATCACTTTAAACTTCAAAATGAAGCTGTTGATTATATAGATGAGTGTATTGAAATGGATAAATTAAATTTGATTTCTATTTGTGAAGAAGTAATCAAGGATGAAGTTTGTTTATTAAATAGACAACCTTCTTTGCACAGATTAAGTTTATTAGGTTTTAAGATTAAAATGAATACTGATAAAGTAATAAAAATTCATCCATTAGCATGTGCGGGATTTAATGCAGATTTTGATGGAGATCAAATGGCAATATATTTACCAATAAGTAAAGAATCAAAAGAAGAAGTTTTAGATAAATTCTTATTTACTAAGAATTTATATAATCCTGCAAATATATCACTATCAGCAACTCCTTCTCAAGATATTATTTTAGGAGTTTATATTTTAACAAATAATATGATTCCTGAATTAAATAAACAGATTGAATATAAAAATGAACAAATAACAGAAAGTTTAAAAATATTTAATGAATGTTTACCTGAAGATTATCCTATTATAAAAGATCCTGTTAATAAAAAGAAGCTTATTAATTTATTAAATGATATTAATGATAAATATGATTATACAATTACATCTAAGATTTTAGATGATATTAAAATGATAGGTTATAAATATTCAACATTATATGGAACAACTTTATCTTTAGATGGTTTAATTCTTGATAATGTTGATGAATTGAAAGAAACAATCTATTCAAAAAATACTTCTAGAGAACAGTTAAATGAATTAGCGAGTAAAGAAATTGAAAATGAATTAAGAAATAAATTTATGTATTCATATGTCATAGATTCTGGTTCTAGAGGAACATGGGAACAGGTAAGACAGATATTATTATCAAGAGGATTTATCTCAAATTTTTCAGGAAAAATTATTGAAACACCAGTTAAAAATAATTTAGTTGAAGGTTTAACTCAATATGAATTTTTCAATTCAAGTTATGGCTGCAGAAAAGGTCTTTTAGACGTTGCAATAAATACAGGAGATTCAGGTTATTTATCAAGACAGCTTGCATTTGCATGTTGTAATTTAATATTAGATTCAAATCTTGATGATTGTGGGACTGAAGATTATCTAAATGTATTCGTTGAAGATGAGAAAAAGGCAAAATGTCTTTTATATAAATTTTATTTAAATGGAGATAATGAAGAATTAATTACAAATGATAATTTAAAGAATATAATTGGTAAAAATATTAAAATTAGAAGTCCTATTTTTTGTAAAAGTGAAAAGGTTTGTAAAAGGTGTTATGGTGATTTACATAAAATATTACATTCACCATTTATAGGAATGATTGCAGCTCAAAGTTTAGGTGAAGCATCTACACAGTTAGTTTTGCGCACATTTCATTTGAGTTTAAGAAAAAATACAAGAATTTTAGATATTAATAATAAATCATTTGAAATTCAAGAAGTTTATGACAAAGTTAAAAATGGTGAAGATTTTTATACATTTAATTGTTCTCCAGAAGGAGACATATATATTAGCAAGATTGTGAATGCTTATAAAGATAGATTTGAAAAGAGAATGGTTAAGGTTACTTTAGATAATGATGAAATAGTTGAATGCACATTAGATCATAAATTTATTATGCAAGATGGAACTTCCAAAGAAGCAAAAGATTTACAAGTTAATGATCAATTAATGCCAATTTATAGAAAAAATAAATCAAAATTAGAAAACAAAAATGGAAAATTTATTGAACGAATGTCATTCAGATATTTTATTAAAAATAATAGATTTGTTAAAAATATACAATTTATAGATTTACCAGAATATGAAGAATTTTATGATTTAACTGTTGATTCAGAGTATCCTAATTTTGCATTGAAGGCAGGAATATTTATACATAACTCGGGAGCAGCTATTACTAAAAAGGGTAGCGAGGATATGTTACAAGAAGATATTATTAGCGATTTATCATCTGTATCTAAATTATTACATTCAAATAAAGATTTAAATTGTGAAGAATTGATTGAAAAATTATTTAAAATTTATAATTATTCAAAAGAAATACATTATGTTCATTTTGAATCAGTAGTTTCTCAATTAATGTGGTATGGTAATAAAAAATGGAGATTATTAAAAGATAGAAACAATTATTCTCCAGAATTTATTAGCATTTTAACAATTCCAAGTAAAGAATCATGGTTATTGGGATTTGGATTTTCAAATCAGAAAAAGAATCTTTTACGGGGTATATCTAATGAAGGTTTATATTCTGGTATCTTAGATAATATGTTATTAGGTAGGAAAACAAATATTTAAAATTATAAAAAATAAAAAAAGAGGATATTTGATGAGAATTAAGAATCCAAATTATTCAATTCAAAACAAAGAAAATATATTTAATATACGAGAAAAAGAATATAATAATTTAATGGTGAATATTAGAGAAATACTAAGACCGGCAGAAGATGCTGGTCTTATACTTTCAGAATTTGATATTAAAGAATCACCTTCTTCTGAAGTTGAAAAAACTTTAAAGAAAAATATCATTATAAAATTCAAAAGAAATACTCAAGAAATTGATTTGAGTGTTTATATTCCAAAATTAATTGATGGTAATTATTTTTCAATTGCAGGTAAAAGAAAAATTCCATTATTTCAATTATATGATATTCCAATTGTAACAAGAGGTAAAAACATTAAATTTAGATCAAATTTATCAACAATTTTAATTATTTCTGGAAAAAAACACCCTTATATTAAATTATCATTCATGGGTAAAGAAATTCCATTTGCATTAGTATATTTTGCTTCTTTTGATTCAGATTATATTGTTAATAAATTTAATTTAAATGAATATGTTATTAATGATAACCCTCAAACAGATTATGAAAAATTATTATTTGATTTATATGCATATTATGTAGATAATATTGATTATCAAGAATATCTGGGTGAATATTTTACTAAATATGATAAAAAGAAAACAGGAGAAATTATTGCATATGCTTTATCATTGATCCCTAAAATTGATATTATCACTTCCAAATTTATGAGATTTGATAATGTTTTAGATGAATTAACAGATATTTTAAAAAATAATAAAAGTATTGATGATTTAGATTATACAAATAAAAGAATTAGATGTTTTGAATATGTTGTGCTGTCAACAATAATGAAGAATGTTTATGATTTATGTATATCAAGTAGAAAATCAAAAATAAAATTTAATATTAATTCAAAGAAAATTCTTGCTAATTGTAATTTATCAGATATTGTTCAGTTTGATTTTTCAATTAATCCTATTGATGAGCTTACAAAATTATCGAGAATTACATTAGTTGGTCCTGGTGGTTTTAATAAAGCAAATGTACCACATTATCTTAGAGATTTATCGGATAGTATGTTTGGAAGAATATGTCCAGTAGATACATCTGATAGAGATAATTGTGGTGTATTGCAATGTTTATTACCTTCATCAAAATATGATGAGAATATGCGTTTTAATGAAGAAATATGTGAAAAAAATCCAACATCCGTAGCTATTTCTATGATTCCATTTTTAGAACACGATGATCAAACAAGATTACAAATGTCAGCGTCACAAATGAGACAGGCTATTAATCTTTCTGAATTTGATGTTCCTTTAATTCAATCTGGTTGTGAAAATTTATATACTGATAAGACCCAATTTATTAAAAGGGCAAAAAAAGATGGAGAAGTAATTTATCTAGATTCAAAATTTGTAATTATTGCATATAAAGATAATGATTATGATATATTTGATATAGATAATAGACATATTTATGTAAAAAATATGGATATTATGCATGTATATGTTAAATTAGGTGATAAAGTTTCAGAGGGAGATATAATCGCAGAGAGTAATTTTTGTAAAAATGGAAGCATTAACATCGGAAAAAATCTTCTTACTGCGATAATGCCTTTTTATGGATATAATTATGAAGACGCAATTGTAATTTCAGATAGATTATTAAATGATGATTCGTTTACATCAATTCATTATGCAAATCTTTCATTTGTTTTACCTCCAGATAAATTATTATTGAGTTTAGATGAAAATAGGTATAAACCATTACCTGAACCAAATCCCGATATAGAATTTTCAGAGCCAGGAAAAGATAAAGCATATTATAGAAAACATAAAAGAGAATTAATTTTAAAAGGTAATCCTTATGCTATTATGAAAGATATTCCTAATGATCCAATGAATTATTTATCTATTTTTGAAGAAAATATTCCTTTAATTTATAACAAAGATGTTTTGATTACAAATGTTGAAATTTATCCAAATGAATATAATAATATAATACCTCAATTTAGACATTGGGTTGATAAAAAGTTTGAGAGTCAAATATCATATAATAAAAAAATTCAAGAATTAATTTTTAAATTATTTTCAAAGAAAAAAGCAATTGAAGTTATTAGAGAAAAAGGATTAGATAGATTTAATAATCGAGGAAGATTTAAATTTAAAGGTGAAAGAATTAATGGTATTTATATAAAAATAGGTGGATTTTTTAGTAGAAAAATACAAATAGGTGATAAAATTGGAAATAGACATGGAAACAAAGGTGTTATTTCAAAAATTTTACCCCATGATTTAATGCCCAAAACAGAAGATGGAAAACATGTAGATATTATTATAAATCCATTATCAACATATTCAAGAATGAACGTAGGTCAGATTTTTGAATTACATATGGGTATGTCTGTAAATGATTTTAAAATTAAATTAAATGAAATGTTAAATAATAAAGAATTAAGTCAAGATGAGTTAAAAGGGTATATTTTAGATTATATTAAGATTTTAGATAATACAAAAGATAATTGGTACACATTACAAGTTAAAGAAGAATTAAATAATTCTATTATAGATGAAAAATTTATAGAAAATTTCTATATTATAGCTCCACCTTTTGAATCTTCTACTTGTGATCAAATTAAAAAGGCATGTGAATTTACAAATACAGAATTTAGATATGATATTTTTGATGAGATATCAAAACAAAAAATTATAAGTAAAGTTGCATTAGGTTACATGTATTTCTTTAGAATGGTACATATAGCTGAAGAACGTTTGGCAGCTAGAGGCATAGGTCCTTATATGAGAAAAACAATGCAACCACCCAGTGGTAGAAAAAATAAAGGTGGTCAAAGATCTGGTGAAATGGAAACATTTTGTTTTATATCTCATGCGGGTCTAACTAATTTAACAGAAATGACAACAACGAAATCAGATTCAATTGATTTAAAAAATAAATATATTCGAGATTCAATTGGATCTGAATTTATAAGAGAAATAAAGGATGAATGTCAAACTCCAGAAAGTGTTAAATTATTAGAGGCCTATCTTAAAACAATTGGTATTAGTATTGATTAAAAATATAAGGAGAAAAACTGCAAATGAAAAATGTTCCTGACCTTCCTGATATTCAACATACAACAGAACCTGAATTTAAGATTCCAATAAGACAAGTGGGTGTTGAAAATGTAAGGACAAATATTGTTTTAGAAATTAAAAATGGTGGTTATCAAAAAATTCTATCAAATATTTCTATGTCTACAAATTTAGATTCAGATAAAAAAGGTATCTCAATGAGTATGTTAATGAGAACCTTAATTAAATATCTAGAATTACCATTAAAACATAGATTATTAATTGATATTCTTAGTGAATTTAAAAATGCAGTAGAAACCAATTCAGATGATAGTTATATACGGTTTGATTTTGATTTTCCTATAATAAAGGAAGCACCAATTACTAAATTAAAATTCCCTCAGTTTTATAAATGTTCTTTTGAAGGAAGACTTATTAAAAATTCTTTTAGATTTTTACAAAGAGTTAAAGTTCCTTATGCAAGTTATTGTCCATGTAGTGCTTCTTTATGTAATCATCTTGAATTTTCAGGTAAACATGGTTACCCCCACGCACAAAGAAGTTATGCTAATGTTTTAGTTCTACCAAATATTTTAGATGATACTTTATGGTTAGAAGATATTATAAAATTAGTTGAAGATGCGGTAAAAACATCTCCTGTTCCTATTCTTAGAAGAGTTGATGAACAGGAATTTGCAAGAGTATCATATGAAAATACAATGTTTGTTGAAGATGCAGTTCGTTATATTTCAAATAATTTAGATAATGATAAACGGATTTTAGATTGGATTGTAAAATGCACTCATTTTGAAAGTATTCATACTCATGAAGCAATTGCAATCAATTGGAAAGGTATCGAAAATGGTTTTAATGAATTAAATATCATCTAAAGGAGTATTTTTTATGTTGAAAATTGAAGAAATTTATATTATTAATCTTTTAGAATATGAAGTTTGTTATTATAATGAAAAAAATAAAACATTTTCTATTAGATTATTAAATGATAATGAAAAAATAAATTTAAAATTAAAACAAAATATTAAAATTAATAATGAGATTTATAAAATACTTTATATTAATGAAGGTAAGAAAAGAATAACAATAAAAAAATTGGAGGAGAATAATGAATCTAGTCAGGGAAATTAATGAATACAGAGAAGAAATTGAGAACGTCAATGTTGAAAATTTAGATTCTGATGAAACTGAAATTAATGAAGAAATTGAAGTAAGATCAGAAGAAATTGAAAATGAAGAAAGTACTCAAGAATTAAATACTCAAGAAACAAATGAAATTTTAGATGATCAGGTATCTACAATTTCAATCCCCATTATTAATTTATATGAATGGATTGAAAAGTTTATCACTAGGGAATCTATAAATATCAGGCGTATTAGACTTGAAATGCCTGATATTGAATCAGATACAATTATTCTAAAGTCAATAAATCTTACAAATCCAGATCTCAAAGAATTATTTCTTTTAAAGAATACAAAAAAGATTATCATTCCAGATTTAGCAAGCGATGATATGATGTGTTATCGAAATGGTACAATTAGAGTAAATATTCGTTTATCTGATAATATATATACAAGATGTTATATTGTTAGTTCGGGGATTCATTGTTTTGCAATGTATAAAAAGACAATTATTGAAAATGAAGAAACAAGGGAATATTTTATTCCCTATTTTTATACAAAAATTAAGAATAGAAATATATCAAATGTAGATATTGAGGGTTTTTCCCAAAATATTGAAGATATTTCAAATCACATAGATTCGATTATCGAAAATGATGTAAATAAAGAAAATGTTATGCTTCTTTATAAGCCATTTTCAAAGACACAAGAAAATATTACTTCAAATTTAGATTTAATTAAGTATTTTAATGAAAAATATAGTGATGCAATTGATATTAACCATCATCTATTAATTGATAATATTCTTTTAAAGATTTTCTCAAACTAAATTCAAAAAATAAAGGGATATATCCTCGAAAAAAGGGATATATCCCTTTTTCAAAAATAATATGAAAATTAACTCAGAAAAATTTTTCTTAACCGACATTTATTCATATGATATATCAGCATGTCATTTTAATATTTTGAAATCATTAGGATATGATTTATCGAATATAGATAAAAATGATAAAATGAAAAGAAATATCCAAATTGGAAAGTTAATGGGTCAAAATAAAGTAATATCTAATATCTTAAAAGAAACAACAAATAATATAATTTCTGAATATATCAAAAGAAATGAACTTAAAGATAATAACATTATATTAAGACAATATGATGGTTTTTTAAGTAATAAATTATTAAAGAATAGAGATCTTTATTTACCATTAGAATTAAGAAATATTTTTACTAAAATGATAATATCAGTTGATAAAACCAAGTTTATTGCGTTAACAAATAAAAATGAATTAATAATTAAGGGTATTGCAGATTTATATAAGAAATTAAATGAAATTTATAGAAAGTTATTAGAAATTAATTATGTTAGTAAAATCGAAATTTTTAAAGGAATAGAAAATATTAAAGAATATATTTATCAAAGTGATGATATTGAATTATTTTGTATTCCTTATGATGATTTACATTATAGATTATTTTTCTATGAATATGGTGAAATAAAAATAAATAAAAATTCAATTAATTTAATAGATTCAAATGATATTCAAAAAAGTAAATATTTAGAAATTTATTTATACGATTTTGTCAAAGGATTAGTAATGGATTTCATATGAGAGGAAAAATATGGAAAGTAAATTTCTTGTTTTAAATGCAGCCGGAGGAAAAATAAAATCAATTGATGTTGATAAATATAATCCAACATATAATTTATTAAATGTTGATTTAGGATATTATAGCAAATATAAAATTGATGAAGTTGAAGATTTTATCGTGAATGATAAATCAAATAAAAACAATAATATATTTATAAATTCTGATATTTTTGAATTTTTAGAAAAAACTATTTTAAAATTTAATATAATTACTGTTTATAGATTTTTAGAACATGTTTCAAAATCTAATATTCAATATTTCTTATATTTGTTGGCAACATCATTGAAATTAAATGGAGAAATAGATATTATTGTTCCAGATTCACATAAATTAGCAAAAATGTTAATAGATGAAGATATTAATGATCCAAGTTGGCATTCATTGGATCTTTTATTAACTTATGAATTATTAGCAGATCAACCATCTCCTCATCTTAGTTTATGGTCAGAAGATAGATTAAAATATTTTATTGAAGCTGAAAATTACTTTAAAATAATTTCAATTGAAAAAGATTTTAACTTTGATGGAAGAGATATTTATTTAAGAGCAAAAGCTCGAAGAATAAGATAAAAAAGGAGAATTTATGGTTCCTGAAAATATTGAAAGACTTGTAAATAGTGGTCTTATTTTTGAAAACGATACATTTAAATATGGAGATAAATATTCAAAATTATTTTATGAATTAGTTGAGACAAAGAATTCTAAAGAAGAAATTCCAATTTTGGCTTTATATACAGCAAAACCCGAAGAAGAACCATCATATGAATATCAAGGAATAGTATCTCATTTATATCATTTTGAAGGTAATGAAAACATAGTTAATGAAGTAATTGAATCATTAAATGATGGAAATGCAGAAATAATTGAAAAATGTAATCTTAATCCAAAATTAACAGTGATGTTAAATGAAATGATAATAAGAAACAACAGTTTTCCATCAAGAGATGGTGATATTCACCCAATGGTTACGATTGTCAATTCATATAATGGGACTCATCTTGTAAAAATTTCATTTGGATTTTCAATATTAAGAGAAAATGTAATTTCAAATACCTTAACAATGAGAAAATCTTTTGGAACAATAGATAAAATCCATATTAAAGGAAGTTCAAATACATTTTACGATAATATTAACAATTATATTCAAGTTATGTCAGGTAATCTTTCGTCATTAATCGAAGTTAATATGGAAAAACAAATAAATGAAGAAACATTATTACAGATTCTTGATGTTATTGATTCATTGGGTAAGAAAAGAAGAGAATTAGTTTCCAATTCAATAAATGAAATCCGTCAAAATAACAATTCAATTTCAAGTTGGGATTTGTTTATGGCATTATCAAAATTTACAACAAATGAAGGTAATCTTAATGCAAAAGTTCTTCTTGAAAATATTGTTGAAAGATTTATGGTTATTCCAAATAGAATGTTAGAATTTATCGAATCTCAAAGAATTGCCGCCTAAAAATTCTTAAAAAATATTTAAAAAAGGATTTATCTTTAATAATAGATAAATCCTTTTTTTTGTTTTAGAACCCAGAACAAATACATAAATAAGAATTAAAAAAGGTTGTCAATGCCAGAAATAAAAAGAAGAAATATACCAGATACTGGATATGATATTCAGGTTAAAATTAATAATCTTGATTATTCAAATGATCTTATTTCATTAAGGATAATTTCAAGTTTAGTTAGTTCATATCAAATTGTTATTCTAGAAATGATTTTAGATCAAACTGATATTATTTTTGAAAGAATTTATGGTAAAGATCCCATTAATCTTATAATTAGATATTTGGGAAGAGGAACTGAAAATCAATTTACAGAAGAAATAAGAATGGAATTAATTCATTTAAGTTCAGATTCAAAAATGACTATAAGAAATACTCAATCTAAAGAAGATAATAAATTTTTAGAAAGAGTAACATTTGTAACTGTACCTAGAAATGCATTTAAAACAACAAGTACATTAATAAATGAGATTTATATTAACAAAACTTGTAAAGAAATAATTAGCGATTTTGTTTCAAAAAATACAAAAGCTAAATTAAATATTGACAATGATAATATTAATAATGAAAAAATTGAACAAATAGTTATACCACCTATGCCATTAAATAAAGTTATTAGATATTTAGATAATAATTTTGGTATTTATAATGGCGCTTCAAATTCAGGTTTTTGTCAATATGATAATGTTTTTAATGTTTTTAATTTATCAAAAAGAATAACAAAAAGTCAAATTTTTAATATTTATCAATTATCAACAGATGGTGAAGATAATAAAAAGATTATTAATAAATGTATAGACGGTGAAAATTTTTATTCTTATGATTCATTAGTTAACACATATTCTGGAAATACAAAATTAGCTTCATTATCTAAAAAAATTAATCATATTGTTAAACCTAGTGATAGATTATATCATATTATTTCACAGGATTTAGAAAAAATTTGTTCTGATTTTGGAGCAAATGTTAAAAATAAAGAATTATTTATTGATCCAATTTTAAATGAAAGAGAAACATATAAAACAACACAAACGGGTAATGAACTTTCTGATGTTTTTGCAAATTCCAGAATAGCCAGATCAATTATAGGATTATCAAATGTGATTGTAAATTTAGAGAAAAATTTACCTATTTTAAATTTAATGAAAATTGGTGAACCTGTAATGCTTAAAACAGGGACATTAGAATATATTGATTTAAGTGGTAAATATATTTTAAAGTCATCAGATTTATCATTTTCAAGAGAATCTGTAAGAAATTGGATGAGTTTTGCTAAATTAATATTAATAAGAACAAATAAAACACTATAAAATTTTAATTGGATAATTTAAATGACAAAACTTCAACAAGTAAAGGAATTTATAAAATGTAAAGAGTCTTTTGAACATTATTGTGAAAATCATGTTTTAATTGAGATTCCAGGTGGAGATATTCTTTTAAAACCTTATGATAAACAAAAAGAATTAATAGAAAAATTATTAATTGAAAGATATCTTTTAGTTTTAAAAAGTAGACAGGTTGGAATTTCAACTATTATTCAGGCATTATGTTCATGGTTAGTTGTATTTTTTGATAATGTTGTAGTTGGAATTATATCAAAGGATGGAAAAGAAGCTACAGATTTTGCTAGAGCTGTTAGAGGAATGGTCGAGAAGTTACCATCATGGATGAATCCAGGATTTGATAAATACACAGAACAGAGTTTTATTTTAAAAAATGGTTCTAAAGTATTTGCGGCAACTGTTAATCCTCAAGCTCCTGAAAAAACATTAAGAGGTAAACCAATTACATTTTTAGTAATTGATGAAGCTGCATTTATTAAAAATATTGATGAAGCTTGGACTTCAATGGTTCCGGCTTTATCGACATCTCAAAAACATGCAAGAAATTCTGGGATCCCTTATGGAACTATTATATTAAGTACCCCTAATAAAACAATGGGTACAGGAGCTTGGTATTATAAAAAATATACTCAAGCTATATCTGATGATTATGATAGTATTTTCAAACCATTTATAATTCATTGGAAAATGATTCCAGAATTAGCTAATGATCCTGAATGGTATAATACTCAATGTAGATTATTTGATAATGATCCAAAGAAAATTGAACAGGAATTGGAATTAAAATTCTTACCTTCTGGTGGATCATTCTTTGATGATAAAGTTTGTATTATATTACAAGAAGATAAGGGAGAACCCAGAAAGAAAGTTAAACTTTTTAATTCTGAATTTTGGGAATTTGAAGAGCCAAACAATGATTCTTACTATTTGATAGGTGTTGATACTGCACCTGAATTTGGATCAGATGAATCTGCAATTAATGTAATTGATTATGAGACAGCAGAACAAGTTGCAGAATATAAAGGAAAAATATCAGTTACAAATTTTTGTAAGATAATTGAATATGTAGCTCATAGGTTCCACGGTCTATTAATTATTGAAAAAAATTCTTATGGAAATCAAGTAGTTGAATATTTCGATAATAAAACGGAAAATAATATTCCAATTTATAAAGAGAAAAAGAGTGAAGGTAAAGTATCTTCCGGTTTAACAACAAATTTAAAAACAAGACCTTTAATGATTAATGCATTATATAAATATATTACCCAATATACCAATAGTATTAAATCATCAAGAACTGCAATGCAATTGATAGGATTAGTTGAAAAGAAAAACGGAAAAGTTGAAGCAGATACAGGTTGTAAAGATGACTTGGCTTTATCTATTTCATTGTGTTATTATGTTAGAGAATATGATCCACCTTTAATTTTGGAGAAAAAAGATAGTATAGTTATGAAAAACTTCAATGATATTATAGTATTAAATAATGATGAATCAATAGAAAATGAATTTAAGGATATGAATAATATTAATTCAGATTTGTTAAAACAAATAAAAGATAAAAATTTAAATTCTTCATATGTTGATATGATAACATTTATAAGGAGTTAAAAATAAATGGATTATGATGATTTTGATGATATTGAAGATTTAGCTAATGAATCAGATTTAGAAGATGAAAATAATAATTTATATAAAATCGATTCTACTGTTGATTTAATAAGAAAATATCAAGAAAAAAATACTAAACAATTGAATGAAATTACAAAAAGAATTTCTTCTGTTTCTAAAACTCAGTTAGAATCTGCAAAAATGTTAAGAACAAAAGAAATAGGATATACTGAAGGAATTAAAGAAGTAAATAATTCAATTGTGGTTATTCTTAGAAAATTAGGTTTTGTTGTTGATGATGTATCTAAAACAGCAAAAAATATTTTAGTAGGAACTGCTAAATCATCAAAACATGCGGTTACTAAAATATCATCAACAATAAATGAAGATATACAATTTAATAAATCTAATTACATGGCTACAATGTTAGCACAATCAACACCAATTTTTGGTTATTTTGTATCAAAATTTATGGATACAAGAGTTTTTTCATCTTTTGCCGACAGAATGAAAGAGAATTTTAGAGATGCAGCTGATTATGCACATGATGAATTTAAAAAGAGAGGTATTTTTGGATTTATTACAGATACAATAAAATTATTATTAAAATTACCTTTTAAAGCAATAGCACTACCATTTAAATTTTTAGCTTTTTTAATAAAATCCCCATTCAAATTTTTAAGTGGTATTAAACATGCAATTTTTGGTAATAAAAATATTAAAAATGAACTAGATGATATTCCATCACTTAAAAAAGGTGGTTTTGTTAAAAAAAGTGGTTTAGTAAATGTTCATGCTGGAGAAGTTATTTCACCAGCTTCCGTTATTTCGGTTTATTTTGATAAATTAATTACCGAAGTAATGAAAATGAGAACAGGTATAACATCTTTATCAAATGAATTGGCTGTATCATTTAGAGCAAGATTATTAAAAAGTCCTTTATTTAGAAAAATATTATATATTTTTACAGCATCAAAAATTTTTAATTTCCCAATAAGAAATTTAATATCAAAGATAACCAAATCTACTGCAATGTCTGATTTACAAAAAGCTAAGAAAAATCCTATTCAATTTGTTGTCACTTCATTAAATTTTATATATGCTTCAATAAGAGATCAAACAAAATATTTAAGAAATCTTGCAGTTGCTTTTATCGGTAAAAAAGAGGCAGAAAATGAAAATATCTCAGAAACTTCAGAAAATTCAATAAAAAATGTAATTTCTGAAAAATATAAAAAAACAAAAGAAAGTGTAAAAGAGAATGTTAAAAAAACAAAAGAAAGTGTAAAAGAAAAT